AACCTCAAACAACACCTGTTGACGCTTTTGGCGTAACATTAACGGTAAATACAACAGATAATATGAATTATGGTCACTTACTAACAATTAATTTAGGAAGTGTTGCATAAAAATTAACGTAAAAAAAGGAAGTAAAACAAATAATTATTATAAATAATATTAGTTTGTTAAAAAAGGGAGAAGTAAAACAATGCCAACAATTTTACAATTAAGAAGAGGTACTACTGCTGAAAATGCTGCCTATACAGGTTCAGTTGGTGAATTAACGGTAGATACAACTTTAAACAAAGTTATCTTACACGATGGTTCTACTGCAGGTGGTACTACTGTTGGTAACTTACAAGGAAATATTCAAATAGGTATAACAGGAGATAATGAAATTGATACGTCTTCAGGAAATCTTACAATAGATTCAGCAGGCGGTACAGTTACTATTGATGACAACTTAACAGTATCAGGTAATTTAACAGTACAAGGTACTACAACAACTGTAAACTCAACTACAATTGATGTACAAAATTCTTTAAGATTTGAAGGCGCTACAAGTGATGCCTTTGAAACAAATTTAACTGTTACTGACCCTACAGCGGACAGAACAATAACTTTACCTAACGCAACAGGTTATGTGCCTGTATTTACTTCACAACCAACAGCTGCAATTACAGACGGTTCAGCAGGACAGTTCTTAAAAACTGACGGAAGTGGTGCATTATCTTTCGCTACAGTTTCAACATACACAAATTCAGATGTAGATACACATATAAACACAAGTACAGCATCATCTGGTGAAGTACTAAGTTGGAATGGTAGTGACTATGACTGGGTGGCAGTCAGTAGTGATCTCGTTGATGACACAACACCGCAGCTGGGTGGCAATTTGGATCTCAATGGAAATCAGATCACAACATCTGCTGGTGCTTACATACGAGGTGATGATGGCTCAGGTCACGGTTTAATTTTTTATTCAAACACTGACTTTAAATTTGAAGCGGGTGGAAGTGATTTCACATTTTCCAATGGTAATGTGGTTGGTGTTAATAACCTTGCGGCAAGCACACTGAACGGGCACACCGTTCCTGGAGGTTCGGCTGGCACATTGGCATTAACATCAGATATTTCTGGTGGCGGTACTTCTTGGCAAGCGGTTAAAACATCAGCGTTTACAGCCGTTGCTGGAGAAGGATATTTTGTAAATACTACAAGTGCTGCTATTACAGTAACACTTCCAGCGTCACCATCTTTAGGTGATGAGGTAACTATCGTAGATTACGCTGGTACAGCAGATACAAACAATATTACAGTAGCTAGAAATAGTGAAAACATACAAGGTTCTGCTGCTGACTTAACAGTTTCAGTTGAAAGAGCAGCATTTACACTTGTTTACACTGATGGAACACAAGGTTGGTTATTAAAAGACAAATAAAAATTAAGGAGAAAATAAAATGGCAAAAACATATCAATACTGTGTAGCAGAAAACTGGGGAAAGGGTTTCATCGAGCCCTCTGAATCTTCTAAAATCAAGTTTGTCGGCTATCCTGGTAATGTTTGGCAAGTTCCAGCACATAACAAATATGCAAATCTTTGGATTGCTAAAGTTGCAGGTGTTGTTAAAACTAAGGATGAAGCACAAGCAATTGTTGATGTTGAAGTTACTGCTGCTCAATCTGCGTGGGACGCTTTATCTGAAGAAGAAAAAGCACAAAGTCAAAGACCTGCCGATATAACATTAGCAGAATAAATAGGAGTACAATAATGTCTACATATAAAGAAATAAAAGGAACAACAATCCAATCCTTTACATCTGATCCAGCCAACGCTATTGCAGGTCAAATTTGGTACAACACTACCTCAAATGCATTAAAAATTTCAGATGGTCCTCAATCAAAAGCCTGGGCTACAGGCGGAAATATGAATAGTGGAAAAAGACGATTAGGAGACGCAGGTACACAAACAGCCGCTTTAGCTTTTGGTTCACAAGGTAATATTGCCCAAACAGAATCTTATGACGGTACTTCTTGGACTGAAGTTAATGATTTAAATACTGGAAAAGGATATTTAGCAGGAACTGGGACACAAACAGCTGCTTTGGCTATTGGTGGCAAAATTCCATCTTTAACAGCACAAACGGAATCTTGGAATGGAACAAGTTGGACAGAAGTAAATGATTTAAATACGGCAAGAGCCTCTTTAGCAGGAGCTGGAGTTCAAACAGCTGCTTTGGCTTTTGGTGGATTTTCAGGATCTCTACCTTACGATTCTTTAACAGAGTCTTGGGATGGTACGAGTTGGACAGAAGTAAATGATTTAAATACAAATAGACTTGGTATGGCAGCTGCTGGAACAAGTAATACTGCTGTTTTAACTTTTGGAGGAACTTTACCTGGAGCAACAGGTAAAACAGAATCTTGGAATGGTACCAGTTGGACTGAAGTTAATGACTTGAATACGGCAAGAAGATATTTAGGAGGAGCTGGAACTCAAACAGCTGCTTTAGGTTTTGGTGGATATACGCCATTTTTAGCCAAAACCGAAGAATGGAATGGATCATCTTGGACAGAAATAAATGATCTGGGAACTGCAAGATATGGTCTGGGAGGCGCTGGATCTACTAATACAGCTGCTTTAGCTTTTGGTGGATTGAATAGTTCATATAGCACTAGCAATGCAACAGAAGAATTTACAGAATCAGGTGGAACCAGAACAATATCAGCAAGTTAACAACAATTATTGCTAACGTTTCTTACACCTTGCAATAATTTTTAAATAGGATAAAAATTATGGCCACATATAAAGAAATAAAAGGAACAAAGATTCAAAGTTTTTCATCGGATCCCGCTAATCCTATTGCAGGTCAAATTTGGTATAATTCTACCTCAAATGCATTAAAAATTTCAGATGGTCCTGAAATAAGTGCCTGGGCTACAGGCGGAAATGTTAACACAAGTCATAGTAGCGTTGCTAATGCTTCAGCAGGAACTCAAACCGCAGCATTAGTTTTTGGTGGATTTCCTCCATTAAAATCTGAAACAGAGTCATATAATGGATCTAGTTGGACTGAAATCAATGATTTAAACTCTGGAAGATATGCACTTTCAGGAACAGGAACTCAAACTGCAGCTTTAGCATTTACTGGATATCCATCACCATTAGGAGGTTTAACAGAATTATGGAACGGAACAAGTTGGACTGAAGTAAATGATTTAAATACTGTAAGAATATTTGGAGGTAGAGCAGGAACTCAAACAGCAGCTGTAGCTATGGGTGGAACTCCACCACCTTTTTCAGGTGGTATAGCAATAACAGAATCTTGGAATGGTACAAGTTGGACTGAAGTAAATGATTTAAACACTGGAAGAGCAGAATTTACTAGTGCAGGTGCATATAATTCAAGTATTGTAACAGGTGCAGGTGGTTGGACTACTCAAACAGGACAAACAGAATCATGGAATGGAACATCTTGGAGTGAGGTAGCAGATTTAAATGTATCTAGATTAAGTGCTGCTGGTTCTGGAACAAGTAATACCAATATGCTTATATCTCATGGAAATTCTCCCCCGACTACATCAGAACGGGTATTAACAGAATCATGGAATGGAACAACTTGGACAGTGCTTGCGACCGCTAATGCAGGTGTTACTGGAACATCAGGAGCAGGATCAAATACAGCTGCTTTAGCTATATCAGGTAATGGAAATCAACTAGGGTCAGAAGAATTTAATAATTCTGGTGGAACCAGAACAATAACAGCAAGTTAAACTATGGCCACATATAAAGAAATAAAAGGAACAACAATCCAATCCTTTACATCTGATCCATCAAATGCAATTAGTGGTCAAATTTGGTATAACACTACCTCAAATGCATTAAAAATTTCAGATGGTCCTGAAATAAGTGCCTGGGCTACGGGTGGAAATTTGAATAATGGAAAAAGACGATTAGGAACCGCAGGTACACAAACAGCTGCTTTAGGTTTTGGTTCACAAGGTTTTATTGCCTCAACAGAATCTTATAACGGTACTTCTTGGACTGAAGTCAATAATTTAAATACTGGAAGACAATCTTTAACAGGAGCTGGTGCAGACAACACATCTGCTTTAGCTTTTGGTGGAGATGTTCCAGGTACACCAGAATTTTTTGCAGGAACAGAGTCTTGGGATGGTACGAGTTGGACGGAAGTTAATGATTTAAATACAGGTAGGGTATCTTTAGGAGGATCTGGAGTTCAAACTTCAGCTTTGGCTTTTGGTGGATTTGCAGTATCTCTACCTTACTTAGCTGTAACAGAATCTTGGAATGGAACTAGTTGGACAGAAGTTAATGATTTAAATACATCTAGACTTGGTATGGGTGCTGCTGGAACAGATAATACCTCTGCTTTAGCTTTTGGTGGAACTTTACCAGGAGCAACAGGTAATACTGAAACTTGGAATGGTAGTAGTTGGACTGAAGTTAATAATTTAAATACTGCAAGAAGATATTTAGGAGGAGCAGGAACAAACACAGCTGCTTTAGGTTTTGGTGGATATACACCATTTATAGCTAAAACAGAATCTTGGAATGGAACTAGTTGGACTGAAATTAATGATTTAGGAACAGCAAGATATGGTTTAGGAGGAGCGGGTATTCAAACAGCTGCTTTAGCTTTTGGTGGATTGAATAGTTCATATGCCACTTCCACTGCAACAGAAGAATTTTCAGAAACAGGTGGAACCAGAACAATAACAGCAAGTTAAACTAAGAATAAAAACTATGCCTACATACAAAGAAATAAAAGGAACAAATGTTCAAAGTTTTTCTTCAGATCCAGACAATCCTATTGACGGTCAAATTTGGTATAACACTGGTTCAAGTGTATTAAAAGTTAAAAAACCATCACTCGCTTCTTGGGCAACTGGTGGGAATATGACCTATAGCCAATTTGCAATAGCAGGAGCTGGAACACAAACAGCAACCATAGCATTTGGTGGAAGTGGTTCTAATGTACCACCAGCAACTTATGATGGAACAAGTTGGACAGATGCACCTCTCTTAAATAGTGAAAGACAAGGTTTAGCAGGAGCTGGAACACAAACAGCAGCTTTAGCTTTTGGTGGAGAAATCACTCCTAGCACAGGAACAGCTGTAACCGAAACTTGGAATGGAACAAGTTGGACGGAAGTCAATGATTTAAACAGAAGCAGAAGAAATTTAGCAGGAGCAGGAACGCAAACAGCTGCCTTAGGTTTTGGTGGATCATTTGAGTATTTTACCGAATCTTGGAATGGTACCAGTTGGACAGAAGTAAATAATTTAAATACTGCAAGAGAACGGTTAGGAGGAGTTGGAACTCAAACAGCTGCTTTAGCTTTTGGTGGAGTACCACCATCACCAGCAACGGGTGTAACAGAATCTTGGAATGGTACAAGTTGGACAGAAGTTAATGATTTAAATACTGCAAGACGTTTTATAGCAGGAGCAGGTACACAAACAGCTGCCTTAGGTTTTGGTGGACAACCACCAACAACGGGTAAAACAGAGTCTTGGGATGGTACGAGTTGGACAGAAGTTAATGATTTAAATAATGCAAGGTATTGGATGGGAGGAACTGGCGTCAGCACTTTAGCTTTGGGTTTTGCTGGATACACTCCTGGAATACTTACAGAAGAATGGACTGCTAGTCCTGGAGTTGAAACAATAACAGCAAGTTAAACTAAATAGAACTAAATAAAGTATTATATATACCTTATAATAAATAAAGTGAAGGATTGAAAATGACTAAAGAAAACTTAAAAGCCCTAATTGAAAAAGAAGGTGAAAACCTTAATAGTCTTTTAGAAGTACAAGATTTAAAAGACTTTAAAGCGATGACTTCCGAGTTAAGAGATACTTGGACTAAAAAACAAATGTTTCGTACAGAAACAGAAGCAAGATTTTCTGTACTACAAGACAATAGATACCCTACCAAAGCAGCCAAATACTGGCAGTGTGTAAGAGAACAATCTAGTTATCTGGATAATCTTATGACACTATCATTTGAGTATAGAAGAAATCAGGCCAAAATCAAATGGTTAGAAAAGAAAATTACTGAAGAAACAGATGATTATAAACTAACCAAATATGAAATTGATTTAGACGAAAAACGTTATGTAAAAGCATCTATGGAAAAACAAGCGTACCATAGAATGAGAGAAATTAAAATGTGGTCTAAATTGAAAAAAGAATTTAACGATGGTTCTTTTGATGACAAAGATGTCAACCAACACCAGTTAGAGTCTTACGGTAGACAGTATGCTGAAAAAGCAAAACAACTAACTGAACATTCATCTGATACAGATAAATTCAACGTATTAGGACAACTACAGTCATTACAAAGAATTAAAAAATCTGGTGAGTTATTAAGTTCTTACGAAAAAAAAGAACAATTGTCTAAACCTGAAGAGTCAAATTCTTAAATAGTTGTTTTTAGTCTTTAGTTTTCTTATAAATATGTAAGAGAACTAAAGGTATTTTATGGCAACACCATCAAGCAGAGAACAATTAAAACAATACGCTTTAAGAGCACTCGGAAAACCAGTCATTGAAATTAACGTAGATGACGACCAACTAGAAGATAGAATAGATGAAGCATTACAATACTATGCTCAATATCACTATGATGGTATTCGTAGAACCTATCTAAAATATCAATACACCGAAGCTGATAAAGCTAGAATTACAGGTAACTCGTCTGAGTCTGCTACTAAAAATTCTGTTACAACTACTTGGAGTGAAGGTAACAATTATATTATTGTACCTGAAAGTGTTTTTTCAGTTATCAACATTTTCCCTTTTTCAGATAAAGGTAATTTAAACTTATTTGACGTAAGATATCAATTACGATTAAATGATCTTTACGATTTTTCTTCAACATCAATTATTAATTATGATATAGTGTTAAGACACTTAGATTTTTTAGATCACATATTAGTAGGGGAAAAACCATTTAGATTTGTACAAAATGATAATCGTTTGTACATAGATATGGACTGGACAAATGATTTACAAGTAGGTGAATATCTAGTCATTGAAGCATATCGTAAATTAGATCCTGAAACGTTTACAGATATTTACAATGATATGATTTTAAAAAGATATGTAACGGCTTTGTTTAAGAAAAATTGGGGTGCCAATCTTAGTAAGTTTAATGGAGTTGCAATGTTAGGTGGAGTTACTTTAAACGGTCAACAAATTTATTCAGAAGCAATACAAGAGATTGAAAAAATAGAAAACGAAATTAGAAACTCGTTTGAAATGTCACAACCACTTATGATAGGATAATGATATGGCAGTTAATCATTATTTCCAAGGTGGTAACGGTATCGGAAATACCAGTGAAAAAAGATTATACGAAGATTTAATTATAGAAGGCCTAAAAATATACGGCAAAGACGTTTATTACTTACCACGAACATTAGTTAATAGAGATTTAATACTTGGTGAAGACTCGCTAAGTAAATTTGATGATTCATATTTAATTGAAATGTATATGGAAACCACCGAAGGATTTGCTGGTGACCAAGAAATTATTAATAAGTTTGGTTTAGAAATTAGAGAAGATACAACCTTTATGGTTGCTAAGAGAAGATGGCAAGATGCTGTTGATAGTCAACATACTTTAATTGTTGATGGTCGACCTAACGAAGGTGATATTATCTATATGCCATTGATGAATAGTTTTTTTGAAATACAGTTTGTTGAAGACCAAGAGCCATTCTTTCAGTTAGGTAACTTACCAGTTTACAAATTAAGAGTAACACGTTGGGAATACAGTTCAGAAAAAATTCAAGGCACTATACCTCAAATTGGTGAAGCGGAAGATAACTATTCACTAGATCAATTAGCACATCAAGTTACATTAGAAGCGGAAACAGGTTCTATTGTATTAGAAAACGATAGTGCTAGTGGTGAAGTTAATTATATGTTATTAGAAACGTACAATATACAAACACAGGCAAATACCTATGCCGACAATTTGGATTTAGATACGGAAGCAGGTTTTGATACCGCAAGTGCTGCTGATGATATACTTGACTTTAGCGAATCAAATCCATTTGGAGATGCAGGACCACTATAATGTTTGGTAATTATTTTTACAACGAGAGTATGAGAAGAATGACAATTGCCTTTGGACAATTGTTTAATAATATTCAAATCAAAAGAAAAGACTCTAACGATACAGTTATACAATCTATTAAAGTTCCTTTGGCTTATGCTCCAAAAGAAAAGTTTTTAGTACGATTAGATCAACAACCCTCTTTAGATGAAAGAGAATTTGCAATTACTTTACCTCGTATGTCTTTTGAAATTACTTCAATTGCTTATGACCCAAGCAGAAAATTAAATCGTATTCAAAAATTTAAAAGAGTAAAGACAACTGCTGATGGTAAGATATTAGATTATAACTATATGCCAGTACCTTATAACATATCATATAGTTTAAACATATTTACAGCAACAGCAGAAAGTGGCCTACAAATTGTAGAACAGATATTACCTTTCTTTCAACCAGATTATACTGTTACTGTTAATGCCATACCTAGTTTAAATATAAAAAGAGATGTGCCAATTGTTTTAAATAGTGTTACTTATGAAGATAGTTATAATGGTAGTTTTACACAACGTAGAGCTGTTATATACACACTTACATTTACTGCTAAAACTTATCTATTTGGACCAGCACAAACTCAAAAGGTTATCAAAGAGGTACAATCAGATATACATACTAATCCAACAACAGCTGGTACAGGAAGTGAAAGTAGAGAAGTAAGAATAGTAATAACACCTAATCCTACTTCAGCTGATGCTGATGATGATTTTGGATTTACAACAACAATAACAGATTTTACAGATAGTAAAAACTTTAATCCAACAACAGGTGAAGATGAATAATTATGAGTAAATTAGAAGAAAAAGTAAATGAAATTTTAGGTATAGAAAAAACAGAACCTAAACAAACTAAAGAGTTTAAGCCTTTAGTACCACGTAGAGAAGATAAAGAATCTCCAGATGTTGATAATGATTACAAATATAGTAGAGAAAACTATTATAATTTAATTGAAAGAGGACAAGAAGCTATAGATGGTATACTTGATGTTGCTAGAGAAGGCCAACACCCAAGAGCTTATGAGGTTGCTGGTGCTTTAATTAAAAATGTTGCTGATACTGTAGATAAACTACAAGACTTACAAAAGAAACTTAAAGACTTAAAAGAATTACCTAAAACAGCAAGTGCTAATATAAAAAACGCATTGTTTATAGGATCAACCGCTGAATTACAGAAAATGTTAAAAAATGAAAATATTAAAAGCAAAACGATCACACCCGAAAAAGACGATACTGAAGATAAGTGATTTAGTTTATAATAAACATTACGAAAAATATAAAACTAAATTAGATCAAGGTGTTGATGTGATAACTGATATAATGGAAAATCCTATCGAGGTTATAAAACATAAAATAATATCAACTCCTAGATTTGGTGCTTTAGGTGTAAGATATAAAGAAAAAGAATTTAGTGTGTATAAAGGAAGT